CTGGAAGCCCACTCGCATCCGTCCGCATTCCACGTGCGCGAGATGGCGCGGGCCCGCGAACGCATCCGGCGATGGAACCACCAAGAGACCACCCGAGACCGCTGACGACGCAGCCCGGACCGAGGAACAGCATGCAGAAGATCTGGAACGCACGACACCGTCACTACGGAGACCACGCAGTCATCGCCTTCCTGGCCCTGGGCCTGCTCGTACGCCCCGCGACGTTCCTAGGCGCCGTACACGCCCCACTCACCATGATCCTCAGCACCGGCATCCCGATCTCCGTGATCGTGGCATTCCGGCACCTCCGTGGCCCACTGTGCGAACAGTGCATCGCAGCCATGCCACTGGACCCACAGACGCGCGTCGACCGGGCCAAACCACTACTGAGATTCATGCACCTGCTGATCGACGGAGGCGGGCACCGTATCGCCTTCGTGGCCCCCCTGATCGGGTTCTACTTCACGGCTGCGTGGCTGCCTCTCCTCATGGATGTTCCGTACAGCGCGACACTGGCGGCCTACGAGATGCTGACGTTGTACATGCTGGTAATGAGCATCGCGAGGCAACTTCATTACCGCTACGAGCCGTGGTGCCCGTACTGCCGACGAGGCGGTGGCGACGAAGCCCGAGAGAACACCACCCCACCCGCTGTGCCCCAACCAGCCTGAGCGGGCGCCTCGTAAACTAGCCCAAGTCGCTGGCGTTAGGCCGGGCTCCCGCCCCCCCGTGGGAGGCCCCGCCGTGGACGATGACGAGCTGCACGCGCTGCTCGCCGAGCTGGAAACAGCCCTGCGCGAGGACGCCCGTACCGCGCTCGCCCTGACCGCGCAGGACTTCGCCACCGCAGTCGACAGCGCGGACGAACTCGTCGCCGCAGCCTTCGGGGTCTCCCGGATCGGCGCCATGTGGCGGCGGCGTGTGGGCGGCCTCGTCGAGTCACTACGGCGCATCGCCCGCCGCGGCGCGACAGTGGCAGCAGAGGACCTTCAGGAGCCCGTACCGTCCGAGACGGACACGAGCGCATTCCTCGACCCGTACTTCGACCAGGTCCGCACCCAACTCAACGCCGTCGGCGACCGACTATCCGAACGCGCCGTCACCTCACTACGCGAAGGCATCGAACTCGGCGAAACACAGGACGAACTCCGGGCCCGCATGCTCGCAGTGTTCGCCGAGAACGGCACACAACTCGGCGACAGCCGCGCCCAGCGCATCGCAATGACCGAGGCGACGTCCGCGTTCAACGCCGGCGTCCTCGCAGCAGCCCAGGCGCTCACGGGCCCGGAACGGCCGTTGGTGAAGCAGTGGATCCCGCGCCGGGACGATCGCGTGCGCCGAGCCCACGCCGACGCCGCGGGCCAGTTGCAGCTCCTCGATGAGCCTTTCCAGATCGGCGGTGTGCCCATGCAGTTCCCGGGCGACCCGACCGCCCCACCGGACACCACGATCAACTGTCGCTGCGTGATGCGCGTCAGCGCCGCCGACCGCACCGCCGCAGCCAGCGGCCCCGAGGAGACCCCCATGGACACCGTCACAGCCGCCGGAGACGGCGAACACACCGGCGGGATGATCGCCCTCGTGCCGTCCGAAGCCGACGCGGCCCGCCTGGCCCTCGACGGTGACGGCGCCGAGCCCGTCGAAGAACTTCACCTCACCCTCTGGTTCCTTGGCGACGCCGCGCCATGGACCGAAGACCAGCGCAACGAACTGATCGGCCTCATCCGCGCCCGCGCCGGAACACTCGGCCCGGTCCACGCATACGGCTTCGGCGTCAACCACTGGAACCCGGCCTCAGAAGACCCGGCATGGGTGTGGGCCATCGGTGACGACTCCGACGCCAGCGACGATGCAGCCACCCTGCACGAAGCCCGGAATGTCCTCGCCGTCGACGCGCTGGAGTCCACCCACGAACGGCCCGACACGCCATTCCAGCACTCTCCGTGGGTCGCACACACCACAGGCGCCTACAGCACCGAACAGTGGCCGATGGAACAGATGACGGAACGCCTCGGCCCGATCACCTTCGACCGCGTCCGCGTGGCGTTCGGCGGCGAGCACACCGACATCCCACTCGGCGACCGCACGAGGACAGCAGCCATGACCGAACCCATGCCCGAGCCGCCAGCCGTCACATGGTCCACCCCCGACGGCACCGCACTCGCATTCGAGAACCAGCAGACCGGCGACGCGCGCGTCTTCACACCCGGCGCCCTGCACTGGGACGGCGACGGGCCATGGCCACTCAAGCTCGGCCACGACGCAGAGACAGAACTCGCCGGCGCCATCCACGGCATGGGCCGCGACGGCGACCGCATCGCCGCCCACGGTGTGCTGTACCCGGCCACCGATGCGGGCTGGGAAGCCGCCACCCTCCTCGCACAGGACGCCCCCCTCGGCGTATCCGTCGACCTCGACGACGTCGACTACGAAGTCCTAGTCTCCGAGGACTCCGTCGCCTACAAAGGGCGGCTCGTCACCGCATCCGTGCTGCCCCTCGCCGACGGCTACATCGTCAAGGGCCAGACCGCCGACGAAGTCCACGCCTCCGCAGACGGCCTGGCCGCGACGTCGGTGTCCCGCACGGTCACGTTCCGAATCGACGCCGACGGTCTGGTCGCGGCTGCAGGTGACGGTGCGTGGACCGAAGGCGCGGTCGTCGACGAGCAGAAGTCCGGCGACCTCCTGATGCGCATTACCCGGGCCAGGATCAGGGGGGCCTCACTTGTGACGATCCCGGCGTTCGCAGACGCCCGCATCGTTTTGGATGACCCCGGGCTGTTCGCGGACGGCCACACCGAGGACGAGGTGTCGGCGGCGATCAAGTCGACCACCGACTACGACCGCGTACTCAGGCACGTACGCCGCTCCAACGCACCCGTCGGCGCCGCCCGCCTCGCCCAGTTCCTGAAACTGCCGCTCGCCGCCGCGCAGCGCCTCCTCGCACTCGCCGCATCCCGCGGCGAGGTCGTACGCCTCACCCGCGGCCTCTACACCGACAAAACAACCTCGGCGCGCGCCGACCACGTGATGATGGACGACATGACGGCGAGCCTCACAGCCTCCGCGTCGGGCGCCGTCGACCTTCCGGTCGCACCCCGGGACGCGAACTGGGACGGCGACGCAGCCAAACAGCGCGTCCTTGAATGGGCCAACGGTGGCTGCGACCGCGCGGGTCGGGCCTTCGCGTACCGCGACGACTCAATCGAGGACTGCACACAGTCGAACGCGTGGAAGCTGGGCTTCGCCGACATCGTCGACGGCACGCTGACCATCATCCCCAACGGCGCGGCAGCCGCGCTCGCCGCAGTGAACGGCGCGCGCGGCGGCGTCGACATCCCCGAAGACGAGACCGCTGCCGTCAGGAAGCGGCTTGAGAGTGTGAGGGCGCACGTGATCGAAGAGACGGGCGGCGAAGACGACGGCATGCAGGCATCCGCGTGGGCCGCGTTCCAGAAGCTGCCACCGGTCCCAGCTGAGTTCTTCGAGGACCCGACCGAGCTGCTGCTCGCAGACGACGCGCCGGGCGTCGTGTATGACGGGGGCCGCGTGTACGGGTGGGTTGCCCGCGCTGGGGAGCCGCACGCCGGGTTTGCGAAGAAGATCACGATCGATGGTCTAGGCAAGATCGACACGACGCACTTCCTGCGCCAGCGGTTCCAGACCACGGCAGGAACCACCGTCCGCGCTGGCGTCCTCGCGCTCGGGAATGGGCATCATGCCGATGGCGCCGAGTGTGAGACCGCAGCCTGCGCCTTCGACGACAGTCGTACCGTCGCGGGGATCGTCACGGTGTTCGCCAGCGAGCACGGGATGGCCTACAGCGGGGCCGCCAGCCCGTTCCTGTCGGAATGGGATCTCCAGTTGCTCGCCGCCCTGCAAGCCAGCTACCACATGAAGAAGGGGCCTAACGGTCAGTGGCAGTTGCGCGGACTGCTGGCCGTACCCGTCCCCGGGCACTCCACTCCGCTGCTCGCCAGCGCGGTCATCGAACGCTCCCAGCTCGCCCTTACGGCTGCCGCTCAGATGGCCGAGGTCGAGGAAGCCGTCGCGGCCGAGGAGGCACGCCAGGCAGCCGACGTCAAGCCGCATGACGTTGCCGAAGTCGGCCCTGAGGTTGAGGGCCTCGATTACGACCGACTCGCGGCGGCCATGGTCCTGGCGCAGGAACGGCGTGAGGCGGAAAAGGCCGCCGAGGAGGCTGAGTTGGCGGCGCTGATGGCCGAGGCGGAGCTGATCTATGACGAGATCGCTGCATCTGCTGCGCCCGAGGAATCCGCTTCTGACGGATAGAATCTTCACAACGAAGACGGGCCGCCTCGATGTTGGAGCACCGAGACGACCCTGACCGAAGCCCCTGACTAGACCAGGAGTACGGCTGTGGCCGACGTTACGGCATGCATGCTGCCCACGCGACCTGACGGGCGCCCCCTCAAGGGGAGAGCTGTCGCTAGCTACCTCAAGTTCGTCGCGCGCCTCGAAGAGATTGGCGCGACGCTGCTCGAAACGTACTGGCTCGGCTGCATGGAAAAACATCGGGTGCGCTGCGCGGAGGACCACGACTGTGCGCCGCGCCCCAACAGCGTTATCAACGGAGAAGGCATCTGTC